TAAGTCTTTCGTAGACAATCGTTATTCTATTGTTACTACAGCTCGTCAGGCTGGTAAATCTACAACCACTGTTGGGTTTATCCTTTGGTATATTCTTTTTCAAGAAGATAAAACCGTAGCACTTCTTGCTAACATAGGTGAAACTGCTCGAGAAATTCTTGGTCGTGTTCAGCTCGCTTATCAGCACTTACCTAAATGGTTACAGCAAGGTATTCGTGAATGGAACAAAGGCTCTTTCGAATTAGAAAATAACAGCCGAGTTATCGCGGCGGCGACCTCAGCTTCTGCTATCCGTGGTTATACTATCAACTTACTGTTTATCGACGAGGCGGCTCACATTGATAACTGGGACGAATTCTTTACATCGGTTTATCCTACAATTTCATCTGGTAAAGAATCAAAGATTATTCTAGTTTCAACGCCAAATGGCCTTAATCACTTCTATAGCACTTGGGTCAACGCTCAAGAGGGTAGGAATGGCTATCACCCAATTCTAGTTAATTGGCAAGATGTTCCTGGCCGTGACGAAAAATGGAAACAAGAAACCCTTGCTGGTATGAACTTCGATATTGAGAAGTTTAATCAGGAAATGAATTGCGAATTCCTAGGCAGCTCAGGTACGCTTATTGCTGGTTGGAAATTGAAAGAGTTGGTTCATCAATCTCCTATGGTCCAGAAAGAAGGGTTGATTCAATATAAACAGCCTGAGCCAGAACATGTTTATATGATGGTTTGCGACGTTTCAAGGGGTAAGGGGTTGGACTATTCTGCATTTCAAGTTATAGATGTAACTAAAATGCCTTACGAACAAATTTGCGCGTATAGAAACAATGCTTTAACACCAATGGATTATGCTGATGTTATTTACAGAACTGCTAAATCTTATAATAATGCATCGGTTCTTGTTGAAATCAATGATATTGGAGAACAAGTTTCTCACTCACTTCATTATGATTTCGGTTACGAGAACGTTCTATTTACGGAAAATGCTGGCCGTAGCGGTAAAAGAGTTTCTAGTGGGTTTGCTGGTAAAAGCGCGGATAAGGGTATCAGGACTACTAAAATCGTAAAGTCCATTGGTTGCTCAATTATAAAACTTCTGGTAGAACAGAATCAATTAATTATCAATGATTTTCAAACTATCAATGAACTGTCTACGTTTTCTAAAAAGGGTAACTCTTATGAAGCTGAACCTGGAAAACATGATGACTTGGTAATGTGTCTGGTCCTATTTGCTTGGCTCTCAGAACAGCAATATTTCAAGGATTATACAGACATAAATACACTGATGTCTCTTAGGGAGAAAAACGAAGAGGATATGGAACAAGATATGTCGCCTTTTGGTTTCGTTTTTGATGGCCGGGAAGATTTTATTGATGAGGAATATGAACAATTTGTGAGTGGTGACGACTGGATGTGGCGCGAGCATGTCAACTTCTAAGAACTCAATTTTAATAAATATTGCTAAAATACTTTAAATAATTCTCGTGTCAAAGGAGAAAAAATATGGCATTTCAATTAAGTCCTGGCGTTAACATCAGCGAGATCGACCTTACTACTGTCGTTCCTTCAGTTGCTACAACTGATGGTGCGATTGGCGGTGTGTTCCGCTGGGGTCCAATCGAAGAAAGAGTTCTTGTTGATTCTGAAAAAACTCTTGTTGAAAGATTCGGTAAACCTACTAATCATAACGCTGAAACATTCTTTTCTGCTTCAAACTTCCTAGCATATGGTAATAGACTATACGTTTCACGTGCAGCTCAAACAACTGGTGCTGACGATGCGAACGGTGTTCTTTCAGCTGTTGCTTCTTCAAATAGTACTCTAACTAATACTGAAATTCTTACTGCTCTTATTAAGAACGAAAACCACTACACTACTGCAGCTGGCTCTATTGATTCAGATGTCCTTTACACAGCAAAGTATCCAGGGGAACTTGGTAACTCTCTAAAGGTTTCTGTTTGTGATAGCACTAACGCTTATAGCTCAAATATCAGCTTAACTGACGGTTTCTTAAGAGTTGCTATTGGTTCTAATTCAGCCGTAGTTAAATTTTCTAACACTACCGCTAATAATGCAGAAGATTTTGTTGCAGAACTTGTAACTGGTGATAACTTACTACTCGGTAATACTTCTACTGGTGAACAATATCTAAAGATCACTGCAACTGCTGTATCTGCTAATGCTACTGCAAACGTTGATGTTGCCGATGCAAACGTTGATATTACTTCAAACTTTATTGCGTTCAATAACTCAAGTGAGAATTTCTCAAACGGTGATTATGTTACTTACGCCAATACTGATGGTGCTGTAATTGGTGGCCTGACTAACGGTGCAGATTACCATGTAATTGAAGCAAACACAACTGGATTTAAACTTTCAAGTGATCCTTTTGGTAGCGTAATTGATCTAACTGCAAGCGCTAACTCTTCAACAACTCATAACTTCCTAAACCACACCAGAACTGCAACTGTAAACTTTAACACTGGTCTAAGATTAAAGCAGGATATCGTTGTAGACGGTTCAGATGTTCAGCGTTTCTGGGAATATCATAATGTTGTAGACGCTGCTCCAGGTCAATCAAATTGGCAAGCTGCAAACGGTAATACTTCAGCTAACGACGAAATGCATATCGTAGTTGTTGATGAAGATGGTGAAATTTCAGGAGTTCCTGGAACCACAATTGAAGTGTTCCAAGGTATTTCACGTGCGACTGATGCCAAGAATGATGACAACTCTGTAAACTATTACAAAGAAGTAATCAATGATTCTTCAAATTATATCTGGTTCGGTAACGACCGTAGCGGTGCTGTTTCTAATACAGCTACTAACCTAGCTTCTTCAACTAACTATACTCCTCTAACACTCTCAATGTATGGTGCTAGGGATGGTTATTCTGAATCGACTGCTACTCTTTCTGTTGTCGCAGCTTCATACGATCTATTCGCTTCTGCAGAAAATGTTGATATTTCTCTAGTAATTCAGGGCAAGCCTATCGGTGGTTCTACTTCAGTAAATGGTGAGACTGTTGCAAATTACCAACTAGCTAACTATATCATCGACAATATTTGTGAGACTAGAAAAGACTGTATTGCTCTTATTTCCCCAGATCGCTCAAAGGTTCTAAACAATTCTGGTTCAGAAGCTACTGGTATCAAAAATTGGAGAGGTGCTCTTAACAGCACTTCTTATGCGGTTCTTGATTCTGGTTATAAGTATCAGTATGACAGATACAATGATATTTACCGTTGGATTCCTCTAAATGGTGACATCGCTGGTCTGTGTGCAAGAACTGACGCGACTAACGATGCTTGGTGGTCACCAGCAGGTTTCAACCGTGGTAATATTAAGAATGTTGTCAAACTAGCTTGGAATCCAAATAAGTCAGAAAGAGATGTTATCTACTCAAATGGAATTAACCCAGTTGTTACTTTCCCAGGTCAGGGTACTGTTCTCTTCGGCGATAAAACTCTTCAAGCAAAACCTTCCGCGTTCGATAGAATTAATGTTAGAAGACTGTTTATCGTTCTTGAAAAGGCTATCTCTACTTCTGCTCGTTTCTCACTATTCGAGTTTAACGATCCTTTCACTAGATCGCAGTTTAAGAATCTTGTAACTCCATACTTAAGAAACATCCAGGGTAGACGTGGTATCACTGACTTCCTAGTTGTATGCGACGAGACTAATAACACTGCTCAAGTGGTTGATTCTAACCAATTCGTAGGTGACATTTATATTAAACCAGCTCGTTCTATCAACTTCATTCAGTTGAACTTCGTTGCTGTTGGATCTGGCGTTCAATTCTCCGAAGTTGTTGGCGGTGTATAATAAATACATAAAAGCGCAAAGGAGCAAAATAAATGCCATTTAATATTAGCAATTTCAAATCAAACGGTCTGGTGTATGGTGGCGCCAGACCGTCCCTATTCAACGTTGAAATGCCAGCTCCTCAGGGAATCGGTATTGATAACGTTTCGTTAGACAAATTTAGGTTTGTCTGCCGTGCTGCCGAACTACCAGCTTCAAGAGTATCTGAAATTCCAGTTCCTTACTTTGGTCGCCGTATCAAAGTTGCTGGTCAAAGAGACTTCCAAGACTGGTCAGTTTCTGTAATGAACGACGAAGACTTCTCAGTTCGAGCAATGTTCGAGAAGTGGTCCAACGCTCTAAACAGACACGTTTCTAATGTTAGAGACCCAGCGATTGCTACTGAAAACTACAAGATTGATTTAACTTGTAATCAGTACTCAAAAGACGGTGATCTAATTAGATCATATGTTCTAGTTGGCGCTTTCCCAACTATCATTGGTCCAATTACTCTTAACTGGGACCAAGCAAATCAGATCGAAGAATTTGCTGTAACGTTTGCTTATGACTACTGGATTCCAGAAACTGAGACTTCTGATAAGAAAGCTGGTGGTGTTAATACTTACGCACCTCAGACTTCAATTGACGGTCCACTTGGACCTTCCTAAATAATTATACAATATGATGTAGAGGGGGCTTCGGCCCCCTCATAAGGAGAAAAAATGGCAGAATTATTTGGATTTGAATTTAAAAGAAAAACTAAAGAAGATGATTTACCTTCTTTTGCACCGAAATCAGATAATGATGACGGTGCAGTTGTTATTTCAGCAGGAGGTGCTTACGGTACCTATGTTGACCTAGATGGTACTGTAAGATCAGAAGCAGAACTCGTTACAAAATACAGAGAAATGGCGCTGGTCCCAGAATGCGATTCCGCCATTGATGAAATTGTAAACGAAAGTATTGCAATTGATGAGAAAAATCTAGTAGAAATTGAGATTGACGATTTAAATATTTCTCCCCAAGTTAAACAAATTATTAAGCAAGAGTTTGATAATTGTCTTAGTATAATTGACTTTAACAAATACGCCTATGAAATCTTTAGAAGATGGTATATTGATGGTAGACTTTATTATCATGTTATCATTGATGAGAAACAGCCAGAGCTAGGAATACAAGAATTACGTTTTGTCGATCCTAGAAAAATCCGTAAAATTAGAGAAGTTCAAAAGAAAAGGCCAAAGGCGGGCAACTCCCCTTCTGAAGTTTCTCTAACTAAAACAGTTAATGAATATTACATTTATAATGACAAAGGTTTTAATTTTGGTAATAAAGCTGTAGGGACTAATACTACAGGTTTAAGAATTGCTAAAGATTCTATTGTCCATGTCGTATCAGGTATTACTGATAACCAAGGTCAGATGGTTCTTTCTTATCTCCATAAATCTATTAAACCTCTTAATCAGTTAAGCACCCTTGAAGACGCATTGGTTATCTATAGACTCGCTCGCGCGCCAGAGCGTCGCATTTGGTATATTGATGTTGGCAACTTACCTAAAATGAAAGCGGAACAATATGTCCGCGACATTATGGTTAAACATAAGAACCGTTTGATCTACGATGCGAACACTGGTCAAATTAGAGATGACCGTAAATTTATGACTATGCTTGAGGACTACTGGCTACCTAGAAGAGAAGGTGGTCGTGGTACTGAAGTTAGCACCCTTCCGGGTGGTCAAAATCTTGGCGAAATGGACGACGTTCTGTATTTCCAAAAGAAATTCTTACAGGCTCTTAACGTTCCAGTCAGCCGTCTAAATTCAGACGCCCTTTTCTCAGTTGGTCGTGCAACTGAAATTACTAGAGATGAAGTTAAGTTCTCGCGCTTTATTGTAAGATTACGTTCACGTTTCTCACACTTGTTCCTAGAACTTCTTAAGAAACAGTTAATTTTAAAAGGTGTTACTACTCCTGAAGACTGGGATCAAATTAAAGGTAAAATTACCTTTGATTATTCTAAAGATAATTATTTTGCAGAACTAAAAGATGCAGAAATCCGCCAAGGTCGCTTGATGCAAGCTAGAGATTTCCAAGACTTCGCTGGTAAATATGTTTCTCATGATTGGATTCGTAAGAACATTATGAAGCAAGGTGATGATGATGTTATGCTTGAAGATCAGAAGATTATGGGAGAAATGCAAGGTGGTGATCCAAGGTGGGTTAACCCAGTTGTTCAGCAAAATATGCAAATGATGCAACAAGAACAAGAACAACAACAACCGCCAGAAGAAGATGGCGGTGGTGAAGAGGATGATAGAACTAGAGAAGTTAGAGAAGCTATGGTATTCGTTGATCAGATGAAGAAACGTGGAAGCCCTGCAAATAGAACTACTCAAGAACAATCTAGATATAAAGCTGCTGTTCAGATAATTGCTAAAAATCCAGATATTGTTCAACAAATTGGAACTAGACAATAAGGTGTTAGAATATGGAAGATAATAAATATAACGTATCAGATTTAATTGTTTCGGCAACAGAACAAAAGCCCGTTGAATTTCAAAATACATTTAATGATATCATGGTTGATAGGATCGCTACAGCTGTTGATAATTATAGAAATGACGTAGCGCAAAATATGTTCAACGGAGCAGAAAGCTCAGAGGATTACTAAAATGGCTAAAAGACTCTCAGACGTATTAAAAGGCACAAACGCTTCAAGGGTCCGCCCTGGTAGAACAGGTCAACGTCCTGGAGTTGATTATGCCAGCAGAATGCCTGATGAAAGAGATTTCGTAGCAGGTCACGAGACTCAGGAATTTGAAGATAGAGTCGGCAACGGTTCTGATGTTTATAATGCTTCAAATATTAAGCAGTCAACTGATAAGCGTCACGGTCATATTCCAAGACCAGCCGACGAAACGAAATACGGTCAGCATAATGAACAGAATTATGATCTAGATGAAGATGAAAGACCTGTTTATACTAATACAAGAACTGGTGAAACTTCAAGAAGCTTACCTCCAGAATTAAGGGCTGGTATGGGTTATGAGACAGAACCTACTAGCTCTGCAGTAACAAGAAGTCCAAGACCTCAACCAAATCCTAGAAGGTCTAGTAACACAGCGCCTTCTACTAGCCCACGCCCCATACAGCGTCCAGTACGCGAAGAAAATCAAGTTGGTGAAGAAAAAGAAATGATGAAGCGTCAGCTCCATTTCATTAAGTATGCGGCTGACGAGATTATGGGTCACGTTGATACTGTAGATGACCCAGAAGAATGGTTCCAGAATAAACTTTCAGGTCTTCATAATAGTATTAAAGGGCTTCATGCTTACATCGAAGGCGATAAGCGTTTAAAAAACAACGATATGCCAGAAATGCCAGGTATGAAAAATGAAGAAGCTGAGCAGATTGACGAAGCTGGAGCTGTAGTAACTCACAAGTGGTACTCTGTTAAGCATTGGAAAGATGGAAGCGATCATTTTGACAATTTAGATAATCTTCTAAGTGGAATGTCATATAAGCATGGTGCTCTTGGTAATACAGCAAAAAATAGACCAGATCACCATTTGGGTATTCCGCTAGAGGCAAAAGCTGCAATTGCTTATATGAATAAGCATGCTAAGCAAGTTAATGAAGAGGCCGAAGGCGACCCTAGAGTAGAACCAAAAGACACTAAGGGCAAGGGTAAATCTTTAAGAATGATCACAGGTCAAGTGACAGAAACAACAACGCCTAAAATTAGATTTACAGACATCCCCGATGAAATTGCCGACCACGCTGAAAATGCTATTAGGCACGATTTCCACGCTGATGATGCTATTGATCATATGTTTAGTATGGCTAGCTCAGAGCATAGAGACTGGATAAAAAACAACAGAGTTGGTCTAAGAAATATGTTTAAATCCTATGGTCTCCAAACAGAATCAAATAACGGCTCTCCTAAAAAAACCGCTTCTGAACAAGCAAGAGCTCGTTTTGATAAAAAACAAGAGCGTAGAGAAATGAGACAGGAGCGCGAAGATGATAATTAAGGTTCTAGGCGGCGAAGTCGCAATCGGTTCTGCTAATACAGTCGGTGGTGCAATTCTAGTAAGAGTTGTTAATACTGGCGCTATGGCCAACCTTGCAATTAGCGGAGTTGGTAACGTTACAGTTTCAAACACAGAATCAATTATTGTAGAAAAAACTTCTACAACAACACTAACGGGCGCTAATATGAGAGCAGCCCCAATAGCTTATAAAGGATAAAGGGATGAAACTCTTTACAGAACTCGTAGAAGATGTTGAGATTCTTACAGAACAAGATGAGAACGGTAAGAAACAACTCTATATTGAGGGCATCTTTTTACAAGCGAACCTAAAAAATAGAAACGGTCGTATCTACCCTATGAACGTTATGGAAAACGAAGTTAATA